ACGATGACTACGAGACGGATATTTGGTTGGATGAGTGCTCGACGCGCATATTCTCGGCGTTGAATCACTCCAACTTCTCGTCTGAGTCGCACGAGTTCTACTTGGACCTGGGATGCTTCGGCACTGCTGCGATGCTCTGTGAAGAAATCCACGGCCCGATGCCCTTCAACGGCTTGAGGTTCCGCACGCAACCGTGGGCGTACTACACGATCAACGAGGACAGTGAAGGACGGATTGATACGGTAGGGCGGCACTTGGAGATGACAGCGCGGACCATGCGGGACAAGTTCGGGGCGGACAACTTGCACGCGGACCACTTGAACTCCCTGAACGCGGACCCCGACAAAATCTACGAAGTGCTCCACTACGTTGCGCCGAGGCCAGAAGGCGTGGCAGGTTCCCGTAACCCTCAGACCAGACCGTACGCGGGCTACTACGTCACCAAGCTGCCCGGACACTTCCTTCGCAAAGAAGGGTACTTCGAGAACCCCTGGTTGGTTGCACGCTGGGGGAAAGCAAGCGGTGAAATCTACGGCAGAGGCCCCGGTCATGTGGCGCTCCCGGACATCAAGACCATCAACAAGGCCCGCGAACTGCGGATGCGGTATGCAGCAAAAGTCACTGATCCTCCTCTGGCTGCTTTGGATGATAGTGTCATTGGCCGCATACGCACGTCACCAGCCGCCGTCACCGCCGTCCGCTCCAAGGACGCCTTGACCCCGATGTTCGATCCCAAGACCGGCTCGTACGATATAGCGGAGAAGTTCGAGAGTGAGTTGCAGCAACAGATTCGAGCGATCTTCTACAGTGACTTGCTGAAAATCCCTGAGAAGCAGTACCAGACCGCAACAGAAGTGCAGGCGGCTCAGGAGCAGATTCAACGCGCCCTTGGTCCCACGATTGGTCGGCTCAAGAGTGAATTCCTCGCACCCTTGGTTAGCCGGGTCTTTGGCATCATGTTCCGCGCCGGTGCCTTCCCTGACCCGCCTGCCGCTTTGGTTCAAGCACAGCAGAGTGGAAAGATCACTACGATTCAAGTCATGTACGAAGGGCCGCTCGCCCGCTCTCAACGGTACTCAGACATTGCGAGCATCGAACGCGGCCTCAACTTGCTCATGCCGCTCGCCAAGACCAATCCAACCATCATGGACAACTTGGACGCCGATGAAACTGCCCGGTACATTTGGGAAGCAAGCGGCAACCCCTCGAAGTTGCTGCGTGACAAAGCCGTCGTAAAGCAACAGAGAGACGAGCAGCACGCCGAGTTGCAAGCGCAACAGCAACATCAGCAGGCAGTGGAAACTGCCGGGGCTGCGAAGGATGCAGGAGCGGCGATGCAGTCCGTGAGTCAATCGACTCAACCGCCACAAGCACAAGGAGCGCCCAGTGAATAAAGAGGTGTATGAGTTGGCCTGCTCGTACAAGCGGTGCTTCACCGAGACCACTGACGGGAAGGCTGTGCTGGAGGATATGAAGAAGGGCTACTGCCACCACACCACCTTTCACGTCGAACCTGTCGCAATGGGCTTTCTGGAAGGCCATCGAGACGTGGTGCTGAGGATCGACCACTTGATCGAGATGGCGAGTAAACCAATCGAGGACGTACTAGACCACGAGGAGGATGACGAGAATGCCGGACGAACCAGTAAAGGCGGCGGAATCGACACCAGCAGCGGACACTACCTCTAAGCCAGTTGAGAGTTCAGGCGTCACCCACGACGGGACGCCCGTAGGAGTGACAGCGCCATCGGGCACTGCCCCTGCCGCCGAGCCAGTCAAAGCAGCGGCCACATGGCGTGACAGCTTGCCGGATGACCTCAAGACCGAGAAGACGTTCGAGACCATCAAGGACGTACCCACGCTCGCTAAGTCCTACTTGGAGATGCGAAAGATGCAAGGGGCCTCCTTCAAGCGCCCCGACGCTGCCGCACCCAAGGAAGAGTGGGATTCCTTCTACGAGAAGCTAGGATGGGAGAAGGACGTGGAGAAGGTCACGGCGGCGGTGAAGGGTCCAATCCTCCCCGCTGGCATGGAGATGAAGCAAGAGGAAGTGGGTGGCTTTACCAAGCACGCCCACGGCCTGCGGATGAACGCCGAGCAGATTCAAGGTGTTCTCAACTACTACGGCGAGTTTGTAAAGCAAGTAGTACCGGATTATAAAGGCGATAGTGAAAAGGCGGTCGGAGCCCTCAAGGAAGAGTGGGGCTTGGCGATGGACCGGAATATGGGAGTGGCGCGACGGGCACTCCTGGTAGACTTCCCGAAGGAGACTGTGGAGCGCATCGAACGGGCCGGTCTCGCAAATGACGTAGGCTTCATCAAGTCCATGTACGAGCGCGGGAAGGGGCTCATCGAGCAGAACATCATCCCCGAAGAAGTGGGGCAAGGGATGGATGGGAAGGCCGCGCAGACCAAGGTGAACGAGATGGAGGGCGATCCCAAGTCTCCGCTTTGGGACAAGTCGCACCCCTCGCACCAGGAGTTCGTGGAGAAGCGGAATGCGTTGTACAAAGTGATCTATGGGTAGGAGGCAATTATGGTTGATGAAATTGCGAAAGTAGAAGCGGCGGTCAAAGCAGACGTAGCGAAGGTCGAAGGGTGGGTTCTCTCTCACAACCGCGTCCATTGGGTCTTGTTTGCTACGGGAGTTGGAGCTGGTTTCTCCCTCTACGCCCTCTTTCAAGCGATCTTTTAAGGAGCGAGCATGTACGATACAAACGATGAGACCGTGCCGGTGGAAGTGGGCGAGTTCAGCCCTGAGACCAGCCCTGAGAACATTGGCAATTCGAGCGGCGGGCAGTGGCTCCAAGAGCACCCGGCCTCTAGCAACCCGGCCAAGCAGAACAAGTAACCTCTGAGACAAGCCGCAAGGCCCTCAGTGCTCGTGGGGAAGCCACGCGAGTCAGCCACGCGACAAGTGGAAGAGTGCCCCCGCAAGGGACAAGCACGCGATTGGTAGAAGCACTCTAGGTAGTTTGGAGTAGGTGTTTTATGTCGTTTCAGATCGACACTGCCTTTGTCAAGCAGTACCACGCCAACATTGAGCGGTTGCTGCAACAGACCGGCACACAGCTTCGTCCGTATGTGCGGGTGGAGCAGCAAAACGGTGAGGAAGGATACTGGGAGCAGATCGACAAGATCGAGGCTCAGGAGACTTTTGCCCGTTTCGCGGACTCTCCGCAGATGGACACCCCGCACGCTCGGCGCAAAGCCATGCTGCGGCAGTTCGACGTGGGAGACTTCATTGACAAGTTCGATGAGGTCAAGATGCTCATTGATCCCTCCAGTACGTATGTGCAGAACTTTGTCTCTGCCCTGAACCGTGCGGTGGACATTACGATCATTGGGCGGTCTACGATTTCCGACGCGATCACGCTCGCCTCAAGCGGCGGATTCTTCAATACTGCCTTCACAGGCAAAGCTGGTACAACCAGCGTGTCCTTCCCCTCCGCGAACCAAGTCGCGGTGGACTTCGGAACGACTGGTACGAACAGCAATCTCACCATCAACAAGGTGATTGAAGCCAAACGGCTCATGCTGTCGTTCTTCAACCAGCCGATGAACATTTCCAATGCGACGGGCGTAGGCGTGGAGCCGTGGTACTTTGGCTTCACCTCAAGCCAGTTGGCGTCCTTGCTCAAGACCACACAGGTCACTAGCGCCGACTACAACGGTGTCAAGGCGTTGGTCAACGGCACGGTCAACACGTTCATGGGGTATCAGTGGATTTGGAGCGAGTACTTTATGACGAACTCGACTCCCTATCGCTTGATCCCGGCGTGGACGAAGAACGGGATGCTTATGGCCGTGGGCCGTGACATCTCTACGTTTGTTATGCAACGGCCTGACAAGCGTATGTCCTGGTATGCGTACGCGATGCTCTCTGTTGGGTCCACCCGGATGCAGGAGAACAAAGTGGTCCAGGTCATTTGCGACGAAACCGTAGTGTAATCTCAACAGTCAGCGTGGGGGCGGCTGGCCCACAGCCGATGCCGCCACACCTGGCGAATTAAAGGAGTAGCCAATGGCTACACAGTATACCGATCAGACCACGGTGAACTTGAACACCAACCCGCCTGGAGCCCTCAAGACTCAAGACGTAGGTGGACGAGTTCGCTCCCTGATCTTCACGGTGCAAACCTCCGCGTCGATTGGCGTCCAGAACGATACGTTCGTGATTGGCGACCTTACCGCAGGAGCGCGAGTGTTGTTGGGTTGGGTGAACTTTGGTGCAATGGGGGCGTCGGCCACCTTGTCCATCGGGAACTCCAGTTCGGCAGCGAAGTACTTGAGTGCGTTGGATGTGTCGGCGTTGGGCACAGGGTTCTTTGCGAACACTCTCGCACTGAACATGCTGAACCCGACCAGCACGACTCAGGGTTCAGGAGTGGCCGGAACACTGGCGGCTGCCGAGCGTGTCATTGGATCGTTCCTGGGAGCAACCTGGGCAACCTCCAAGACACTCGAAGGCGTCTTGCTCTATGTGAAGGACTAAGGAGGGATCATGGCGACCGATTATCCGAAACCAGATTCTCTCTTGGTGGGACCTCGCGGCGTGGGGCAACCCTACGATGCGTGTCTCACTACCACAGTCAGTCTAACCCCGGCAGCGGTGAACTCCGCGTCTACGGCGGAACAGACCTTCACGATCACCGGGTTGTTGGTGTCTGACCAAGTGGACATCGTGCAACAGCCTGCGCGAACGGGAAGTGTGGCGACCTGTGGCGTGCGTGCATCGGCGGCGAACACCGTGGCGATCACGTACATCAACCCGACAGCGGGTTCGCTCACGCCGCCTGCTGGAAACTATACGTTCCAGATTTGGCGGTTGTCCACCAATCCGAGCAAGTAAAGGAATAGGGGTGGGGGTAACTCCACCCCTTACACCGCATGACCCACGCCGAACAACAGAGCAGCAAGAACGGAAAAGTGCGTAAACTTGTGAAGGTGCAGAATGCCAGTTAAAGGACCGCTTAATCAAGACGTCCTCTCCACGTACCAGGCGGTCTTTCGCTTGGCCTCGCGCCCGTACGGACTCTCGAAAGCGACCGGGGGCGCGGGACGTTTCCAGTTCGCTACGATCTACCATACCAGTGCCGCCGTCCGCGATGTCCACATTCGGCGCGTGCAAGTCGCGGTGGAGTCCAGTTCGGCGGCTGCGATTGTCTGGGCCGACTGGGTGAAGTTGACGAGTGCCACGACTCCTGCAACCGGCAACCCTGCCATCACCCCTACTCCGATCAGCAACTTAGTTGGAGCGGCTGAGGTGACGTGCTTGGCCCTTCCCACGACCGGAGGGACGGAAGGCGCAGTCCTCGAAGTTGTCGAGTGGAACTTGGGAGTCACAGGCGCGGCCTCGACCACGAACCCTCCCCCTCCCTTGACGTACGTAGACATCTACAACCATTTGAACGACCCGGAAGCGGAAGTGGCGACGATCCGTAAGGGCTTCTCTGAAGGGTACGCGCTCGTGATCGACGCGAACGCCTCCTCAACCGTCGTCGCGCACGTCATCATCACGTTCTCTGAGAAGTAACATGGCGGTGCAACCCTACGCCAAGATCGACACCAAATGGGGCGGATACCCGGCGTTCCTCTACCGCTGGACGCTGAACAACGCGGACACGGGCGCACCCGTGCGTATCCCTCCCTACTCAGACATCACGGTGCAGGTGAGAGGGACGCTTGCGAGTGGCGCGGGAGCCGTCCAATTTGAAGGGACACTCAACGATGCAGTGACCCCTGCCGCCGCAGACTACGGGGTCTGCCACAAGACCGACCTCACGAACTGTACTACCAGCGTCACGGGCACTCTTATGCAAATCCTTGAACACCCGCTCCAAGTCAGACCAAATTGTACGCAAGGAGACGGCGGCACGTCCGCCATTTGTGAAATGCTCGTTGTCAAGCAGTGGAAGGAGTAACATGGCTGTCTTAGCAGGGTCTACCACCGAATTGATTTATTCCAACACCGCGCCGGGAACGGCCCTGGCGTCTTTCACGTCCGAGGCACTCGCCAATGACGTAGCGGGGATGGGCGTCCAAGCACAACTGAGTCCATTTTATTTGGATCGGTTTCGGTGGGGCCTCGACGAGTTGTATATCCTTGCGTACGGATTATTGAGTTCAACCGGCACTCCCACCTACACCTTCACGATCCGTTTAGGGGCGTCTGGAACTACCGCTCCGATTGTTCTGGGCAGTGCCGCCCTTACCACCGCGTCGGGGATCACCAACAAACTGTGGCGAATCCAAGGGATCGTGGCGCTTCAGAATCGAGGAGCCGACGGAGCTAATTCGACGGTTAGGGGCACTGGGATCATTGACTCGCCCGCTGGATTGGCCGCATCGGGAGCGTTACTCGGCGGGGCAGCGGCTCCCGGCACGATTGCAACCATCGACCCGTCGATTGTGAACTTTATCAATGTCAACATTGCTTGTAGCGCCAGTAGCGCCTCCAACACCATTCAGTTACTTGCATTGTCTGTGTTCGGCTTGCACTGAGGAGGATTATGACCCGACACGAAATCGAGGAAGCGGTCGCCAATGCTCAACAGTTGCTCATCACCATGCGTGGGGTGAAGGGGCTAGTGGAGATTTGCGAGATTTCACTGAACCACACTAAGCTGGTAGACGGGCTCGCGGAGAAGAAAACCCTGCTCGAAGCCGACATTGCCAAGTTGGAGCAAGACAAACAGACGCATTCGGCCAGAGTGGAAGCGGCTCACACCGCCCAGGCCCAAGAGCACACGCGCCGGATTGAGCAGTTGAAGCGCGAGGAGAAGGTCCACCAAGAGCGTGTAGACAAGTTGAACCTGGAGTACGCCGAGTTGAAGCGCGAACTGGAACGCAAGCACGCGGCGGAACTGGTTGAGTTCAATGCGTGGATGAAAGACTGCCACGAAAAACAGATCGCCGCCAACGAATCGGTCGCTACGGTGACGCGCCAGCTCGACGCTATTCGAGCCAAACTCGGATAACTTAACCAAGGAGTAGTGCAATGGCATCAGGATTGTATTCCGCAGAAGGCGAAAGCATCACCGTCAATGCGAGCATGACGACCTTACTTGAGGTCAACCCGCCTGCTAACCGTGTAGCGACGATCACTGAAGCGTCAGTCACGTTCAGTGGTGTCTCGTCCAGTGACGTGCCGGTGTTGGTGCAATTGTGTGAAGTGACCGCAGCTTCCGGAGCGGGAACGGCGGTTACGCCTGCTCCGTTACGTGACGGACAAGTGGCGGTCGGATCGGCTGCAAAGAAAGCATTGGGGTCCGAAGGCACCGTCACGGTTCTTAAAGCGTACATGGTTCCTCCTTCGACAGGACTTGTGATTCAGTACCCGCTTGGCCGTGAACCGCAGATTCAAGGAGCCGCTGCCAGTGCTAAAGGATTCTCGATTCGAGCCAATCGTGGTTCTGGCGCAGCGATCACCGCTGATTGCAACATTGAGTGGGAAGAGTAACAGGTAAGACGTGGCCGCGAACACGTATTACGTAGACCAAGCTCTCGGAAGCGACAGCAACACAGGACTTTCGCAAACGGCTGGCGCAAGCGGGCCGTTTGCCACCGTGATAAAAGGGCTCTCGACGCTCGTGAGTCACGCAACTCCCGGTGATACGTGTTATGTCAAGAATGGGACCTACGTAGGCTCTCCGTCCTTTTCAAGCGGGCTCTTGCAAGGGACCTCACTTGCACCGATCACGTTGAGCGCCTTTCCTGGGCACTTCCCGATCATTGACGGAGCGGGAGCCGCAACCAACGGCATCGAACTCAACGCGAATGCCACTACTTCGTCGCAAAAGATCAGTTGGTTTGTCTTGAATGGATTTGAGGTGCGAAACTTTGAATTCACGGCTATCAAGTTCGTGAATGCCGACCACTGTACCTTCACCAATAATTACTGCCACGACAACATGCTCGGAACCGCAGGCGGGAACGGCATATACGGTGAAGGAATCAACATTCTCATTGCAAACAATCGACTGGTGGACAACGGCGCGTCGGTTAATCCATTTTCTCACGGTATGTATCTATCGGGGGACAGTTACACGATTGTCAACAATCTGTCGGTCTTTAATTTAGGGTTAGGGATGCAGTGTCGAGCCACGGGCCTTCGGCCTCACTCCCCGTCTGCGGCGTACGCCAACTTCACAAATGCATTGATCGCACACAATACCGTCGCCTACAATCAAAACGGCAGCGGGATGAACCAATGGATTGATAGTAGCCAGTTTCCAGGTGGTGTGATTGACAACAACCGGATCGTGAACAACATTTTCTACGAAAATTCTCATTCAGCCGGAACCGCAAACGGGATTCGGTTGTTTGCTGGGACCAATTTGCTCATCCAAAATAACATTTCTTTTGCCACAGCGGGAGCGTTGGTGTTTACTTTTGATACAGGCAGTGTGAATCCTGTCTATCAAAACAACTGTCCTGGTTCCCCCAATAGCAACTGTCCGACCTTACCAGCGATGGTCAACGCGCCTGCGAATATGCCTGCGTCCCCTGATTTTCATTTGGTAGCCGGAAGTTCCGCGATTGGGTTTGGGTTAAATTTGTCGAGTTTGGGTATTCCAAGTTTAGCAACCGATATTGATGGAAAAGTACGCCCATTAATTGGGGCGTGGGACGTAGGTGCGTATCAATTTGCTAATGTCGCCCCGCCAATCCTTTCACCGCCCCGGCTGCCCTACGTGTCTGTTGTGGGAGGCTTTTAATGCCGACATTTACTCCGCTTGCCTCAAGTTCATTTACCGGAGCGGACGAAGACCCGCTTTCTGAGGGGGGCGTTTGGACCAACGGAACCGGAACCGAATCCCAATGGAAACGGATCGGTAATACTGCTGCTCCACATAGCTTGACGGCAGATACGTCCACCTTCCGTACGGACGTGACGTTTACGGCGAACCAATATTCGAGATCGAACTTGACAATGGCAGGGACCACACAAGATACGGGTGTGGCGTTGATTGTCAACCGCACGACCGCCAGTGGCGCGGCTCGTAACGAGTACATCTTTATTATCAACCACGGTGCGTCAAACAATGCGTCTGTGTATCGCGTGGTGAGTGGTGCATTTACCCTTTTAGGAACCCGGTGGACACAAGCATTTACGGACGGCGATCAGTTTACGATTGGTGTTGAAAACCAAGTAGTATATGTGTACGACAAAAACACCACACAAATCTTTTCCGTGAGTGACGTAGGAGGAGGGGTCCCGACTCCCGGCTCACCCGTATTGGCAGGGTCGGCGGCGTTTACCTCTGGAAGTGCAGACAACTGGGAAGGTGGGACCTTTAGCGCGGCAAGTCCCGCTGCTGGTCCAGGGCGCACCCCGTACATTCGTATGGTTCGATGAAGGAGTAGTACATGGCTGGTGGAAATGACTATCGAGATATGGCTGCCGCGATTGATGTATTGGATCAAGGGGCAATTACACTTTCGACCACACAAAAAGCACTCTGGGCCCCAGCACGGACGGTGATTCCGGCGAGTATGTGGAAGGTCAACAAGACGTTCAAACTGACCGCGTGTATTAAGTTTGTGACAGATGGTACATCAGGGAACTATGTGTTTGGGGCGGGCGTCGGCACGGGTGACGCGCCTGCGGTGATTGTAGTGGGACCGTCTGTGGCAGGGACAGTTTCGCAAACTTTAACTGGCGTCATGGAAGCGTATTTTACCTGTCGATCACTTGGTACAGCCGGAACAGTGTCTATTTGGGGTGAAGCGCGTATTAGTGTAGGACTTCTCGCTTCTACGTTACAACCGTACATTTTCCCGTCCGCAGGCGTAACGGTGGTTTCAACCTTGGATACGACTCTCAATACTTCCGCGTTTACGTTCCAAGCACAACGATCCGGAGCCGGGGTGTGGACCGCAACGTGCGTAGGCGTCCCGCTTCTCGAAGCCCTGAACTGATGTGGCAAAACTCCCAAAACTTAATCGCTTCGTTCCTGGCCCACCGATTCGTCGAGCACACGATTCAGGTGTTCCCAATGTAACGCTTCCGCCTCCGAATCAGGTTGTTCAGTTTACCGGCTCCCGGAAGAAACCGTTTGCTGGGAAAGTCAAGGTTGGCGTTCCGAATCCGCCTCGTACCAAGCCCGTACGAGTTGCGCCAATCAAAGTAGCGAGGTTGGTGGGGTCTCGAAGGAAGCCCACCCCTGGTAAAGTTATACGTACGACCCGTGCTGGAAAGCCGACGAAGAAAGTTCGGATTGTCGCCGCGTACGTAGTCGAGGTTGACCAAGTAGGGCGTAGGCGTCCGTTCCGTGGCATAACGGTTCGTACCAAAGTTCGTGTTATTCCACCGCCTCCTCCCCTAGTTAAGAGTCCACCACCTGTTCAGGTCGTGGCGTTTACTCGGTCACGGAAGCGGTTCCCGAATCGTGGGCGAATTAGGTTCTTCGGGGTCTTTGGGCAACCGACTGTTCAAGTGCTCCAGTTGCCCCCGATTCCGGTGCAAGTGGTTCAGTTCACCGGGTCGCAGATACGACGCGGGATACCACGAAAAGGGAAGGCCCTTTCCCTCACTCACAGCGGTCGCAAAACCGGGAAGATTCTTCCACAGTCTCCGAGAGTAGTGGACCAACCGCTCCGAAAGCGGCGACTTCCGCAGACGAAGGTTCAACTCGGTAAGGTTCCTCGGCGCTTCAACCCGTTCATCACCACCATTGCGGTGAATCCGGTCAAGGTGGTGGACCTTCTGCGGCGTAGAGTGACGCCGGGGAAGATAGCGACCTTCAAAGTACGCGGAGTTGGGTCCAAGCGTCCCAAGGTCTACGCGGTTCGCGTGCTTACACAGCACCGGCCAACTCGGAAGCCCAACAGAGGACGTGTTCGGTGGGGACGCGTGTTTGGGATTCCCACGGTTCCCAAGCCGATTACACATACACTCTCAATTACTGTTGCCTCTCTGGTAGATACCAAGCTGATTCGGACCAGGCCGCACACTCGCTCTACATGGGTGAACGGCTTCGGGACGTTCCGGGTGAACCCGAAGGTCAAGCCGGTCAAGGTGGTGGCGCAAGTCATACGGAAGCGCCGGTTGCCGTCTACGCGAACCCAAGTGACCACGGTGCGCGGGAAGCGGACGGTGAATCCGAAGGCGAGGCCACTGACAAATCTCAAACAGGTGCTCCGAAAACGTCAGTTACCGAAGACACAGTTGAAGTTAAGCAAAGTACCACGAACATTTGGGGTCTCGAACGTCGGCACGAATCACGAGTACCGCCCGACGTGGAGACCACGGAGGCGATGATGGACTTTGACGGGATGCCGGACTCAGAGTTGGTCTATCTCAAAGCCAAGCTGGAGCGTGAGTTGGTAAAGCTACGGTCCAGTAGGAAGAACTTGAACAACACCATCAAGAACATTACGGATGACATGCAGGCGCATTACACGCGGCATGGAGCCGACGTGGTGATTAACGCCCATGAAGGACCACGCGCATGAGCCGGGAATCACTCATTACAGACATCAAGCAGTTGCTCAAACTGATCGAGCAAGAACGCGGGAAGTTGAAGGCACACAAGGACACGGTGGAAGCGTTGAAGTGGAGGGATCGTGAGCGAATCGCCGCTAGTGTATCCAACATCGTCCGCTAAGAAGCGGTCTCTGCTGGCGAAAGGCCCAGGCGTCCCCACTGTCTACTTGGTGCGGCACGGCGACACCGCCATGAACAGTGGACACACGAGCCCGGAGAAGTTCCGCTCGCACATCGACGTGCCGCTCTCTGCGGAAGGGGTGCAAGAGGGCAAGGACCTTGCCAACAAACTCTGCCCAATGGGGGTGGATCGCATCTATAGCTCAGATTTACAAAGAGCCGAAGACACTGCAAAAAGTATTGCAAAGGTCTGTGAGGCCAAAGTGACCACTGATAAGCGGCTGAGACCGTGGGACTTGGGCCAGTTGGCCGGAACGCCCGTGAAGCAAGGGATTGCGGTCATCAACAAGTACGTGAAGACGCCGAAGGTCCCCATGCCTGGGGGTGAAAGCTTCGATGACTTCCGTGAAGACTTCCTCGATGTGCTGGACGAAATATTTGCTGAGACCGCAAAAGAAGGCGGGCACACCGTCGTTGTCACGCACACCCGCGATCTTCAACTCACCAAAGCGTCGGAGGCGGTCCCCGGTGGCTTCTCTAACCATGACATCAGTGTAGACGTGTTTGAGGATTACTCGGACGAAGTGGGCACGGGCGACATCATGGTGGTGGAGTTCCAGAACGGCAAGTGGGACATTACTGACCAGGAGGAAGGGTGAAGCCGAGAAGCCTCCTTACGGCGTACGACCCGCAGGAGGATGCGCGGATTGAGCGCATCTCAGCCCCCTCAGTAGACCTCATCACCTTTCCCAAAGACGTAGACGGAACCAACTGCGGGAACTGCGAGTACTTTGACGAGGGGTACTGCCGAAACAAGAAGGTGCTCAGTCCTGTGACCGACCGTATGTGCTGCAACCAATGGGACCACAAGGGCACCACGAGAGAGTGGGAGGAGTAAATGCCGCAGAGTCTAGCTGATGTTGAGATTTGCTCCCTCGCGTTGAAGCTGATCGGCAGTAAGCCGATTCAGACCTTTGCCGACCAGACCCCCCAAGCGTCTTTGATGGCGCTGCTCTACCCGATTGTGCGGGACACGTTGCTTCGAAGCTTCCATTGGAAGTTTGCGATCAAGCGTGTAGTGTTGAACCAACTCACCCTCACTGTGCCGCAGTTTCTCCAACTGCGTATTGATCTGCCCACCGGCAAGTACGTCTACGCCCTTCCCACCGACTTCCTGAGCATCACCGAAACCGACCAAGACCCTAGCCCGTACAAGATTGAGTCCGCAGTGGTGAACACCACCACTGGGGCGCAACAGTTGGTCCTTTTGAGTGACGTGAACGTACTCAAGATTCGGTACGTGTCGCGGATCACCGATACCACGCTCTTTGACCCGTCCTTCGCGTGGGCACTCGTGGCGTCCTTGATGATGGAGGCAGCACTGCCTGAAAGCGGAGACTTAAAGAAGCAAGAAATGGCGTCCAAGATGTACGCCGCAAAGATTCAGGAAGCACGATTGTTGGGTAGTTTTGAGGACTCGCAAGATACCCTGATCGCCACCACGTTCACCACCGACACACGCTGATGCCAAACCCGGTCGCACTTGACTACAATCTGATCCAATCCAGCTTCATTGCGGGCGAACTCTCGCCTCGCATGGTGGCGCGGGTGGACCTGGAGAAGTACAATCAAGGGTGCTCTACGTTGGAGAACTTCTTGATCTACCCTCAAGGGGGCATTTACCGGAGACCTGGCACGCGATTTGTCGCTGCGGCCAAGAACGCCACAGACGACGCGCACTTGATCCCGTTTCGCTTTTCCTCCATTCAGAACTACGTACTCGAACTCGGTCAACTCTACGCTCGCTTCTACCGCAACGGGGGGCAGATTCAGAGTGCGAGTGTACCCGTAGAGATCGTCACTCCGTACGTAGTGGGCGACACCAACACGATCAAGTGGGCGCAATCTGCTGATACACTCTACCTCGCGCACGGGACGTACGCTCCACAGAAGATCACACGGACGAGCGATACCGCGTGGACGGATACACGGATTGATTTTCTGGATGGACCGTACCTCGACGCGAACTTAGTGACTACGGCTAAATTAGCACCCAACGGTATTAGCAATGGAACTGGAGCGTCTATTTCTAATTGTGTCAATAACGGGTCGGGGCTTATTCGCGTGACGACTGCGACGGCCTCCTTTAGTACAGGAGATTGGGTCATAGTCCAACAAGTTCTGGGAACCGTCGAAGCGAACGGCTACTGGCAAGTCACCACCATCAACGCGACTACGTACGACTTGCAAGGGTCCACGTTTGTGAATACCTACGTCGCAAGCGGTGTAGACAAGATGATCGGCCTCCAGACCCTCACTGCGTCTGGAACGAACAAGGACGGGTCAGCGTTTGCTCCGTTTGTCGCCAGTCCTGCACTCGTAGCGGGGAAGTTTGCGAGTAGCGGCAACGGGCATGTGGGCTCCTCGTGGCGCTTTTCGTCGGCTGGTACCACGTTCGGTTGGTGCAAGATCGTGAACGTCAACAGCCCCACCGTTGCGGTGATTGATATTCGCGGGA